GCCAGCAATTCATCGTGTGTCATTAGTATCCTCCTAGACATTGTTCCGAGTGTGTATGTATGCTGAATTGTTTTAGATAATCATACTTGGTTGGGGCGAACAGTTCAGTGCCACAAGCGTGACACTTCCCTGTCCACTCCTCACCAAAGAAGTCGTACTTCACTTACCAATCTGAGTCTTCAAGTCGAAGTCAGGTATGATAACGTCTGGCTTAAAGATAACCTTATAGTGGTATGCACTGACGGTGGCTCCGTCAATCTGCTCCACTAGATAAGATACGTTATCGCTTAGACCAAGGAAGTGCTTCTTAAATTGTGAAGGACCTGTCTTGCAGGTAACTTCTAGTGAACCACCGAGAGCGGACTCGCTAGATTCTACAGAGCATAGCCCTTGAATCTCAAGCAAATACTTGTCGGTGATACCGTTGAAGAATACAATGCGACGGTTAATCTCGAACTGCTCTGCTGCAACTGATAGGTTATGCGCAGCAACGTCTGCATCTGTGCTACAACTTGATAGTGTGCCAACACCTGCTAGCAATAGTGCTACAAGTGCAATCTTCTTCTTATGCTTCATCATTCTCCTTATATACCTTGATTATCTCGTATGAGTTAAGCCATTCCTTTGCCTTAGCAATAGCCTTCTCTTTCTTCTTATGATAGAACCATCCGTACTGGCTAGCATATGGTCGTCTTGAATCGTACACCTTGACGGCATAACTCTTGTTCATTAGACTTAATTCTACCGTCATAGTAGCATACGGCTTGTCTGATTCCTCGTTAATAACGTCACCTAATTTCTTGTGAACGCTATATAGTCTTTCGATTGTTACATCATCCATCTTATCCCCCTGTTGAGTAGAAGCCAGTCGCATTGAACTTGACTGGTGCTGCATTGTAAATGCGACGAAGTGTTTCACCGCATACTGGACAGTAGTATGTACCTTCTGGTTCGGTCATACCACGTGTGATTGTGATGACTTGCTCATCACCTGGGCATTCATAGTCATACGTTGCCATTGGCAAACTCCTTCCTAATGACTACATAGGCAGGCACACCTGTTCTCTCTGCCCACCAAGAATCGTTACCCAATTCATCTATGATATCGCAGGCATCGTGTTCATTTGCGCGATACCAGCGTTGACCGCAACACTCACAGTCAATCTCGTAGTCGTCATCGAAGTACATATCTTGTGTCTGTTCAGCGATTCTGTTTGCCTCATCTGCTGAGTCAGCCTCAATGTATACACTGATTGCTGGTCCGGTATGACCACCACCGGAATTGTTCTGGCGATATCTGTATAGTTTCATTATGTAGTCACCGTAAATCTCTGACCACACCACGCACAGCTTACATTGAACCACGCTGGAGCGCTTCTCTCTGTGTGTTCGGCAGAACCAGTGAGGTTATAATCAGGGAAGCAACCGTGATTGTGTAGCAAATCGTATCCTGCTCGTGATAGTATCTGTGCAGAGATGCTTGAATACATAGACATTGGTATCCTGCCAATTCGTACGTTGCTTCTGCGGTAGAAGTTACTGACATTAATAGAAACACCCGCAATCCAGGCCTCCAGACCTCTATCTTCACAGAAGATAGGACTCATAGCCATACGCGCCTCTGGTGAGGTTACGATTCCAATGACATCATTACTTGCGCTCCGCGTGGCATTCCCACTCTGCAATCTATCTGCCGGTGGAACAAGCGTCGTACCTTGTTCAATACGCGCTGTAACTTCTGAGTTATCGCGTCGAGTTGAACCGAAACTTGTTGGTGTATAAGTATATGTAGTTGTGGCTGTGGTTGCATACATACCACTTGATTCAGTCATACGTGGTGACGGTACTGTGAATCTACGTTCTGTACGCTCACGTGCAACGTGATGTAGAAATTCTTTTTCCATTAGTGCCAACCCTTCCTCTTAAAAAATTCCCACGCCTTACAGGGCGTGCCATATCTGTTGTAAATATAATCCAACCCTCTCTCGATTTGACGTGTTGGTTGCGTAGCAGGGTCGAGCCCCAATAGTTGTGGAATGCCACCAGCGTTCCGCCCAGAAACCTTTATCGTATTGTACGCCTTAGGATTCCACGCTGATTCTTTACCCCACAATCTATTGAGACACGACCACTGTTTGCGTTGCCACTGGTACAGTTGGTCCTGTGCATATGACTTACTATCTTGAACACCCCACTCTGAGAGACTTCTCTTATTGTTAGGTTCTACTAGGTGTGGTGCAGATAGTAATGCGATTACTGATACCATTAGCAATAGTAATACGCGCTTCATAGAGTTACCCCCTGTGCTTGGCGCACCTTCTTTGCAAACGCGATACGAGCCTTGCGGTCGTATGCGCGGATGTCTGAACGTTGCGCTAGAAGGCGTTCTCCTGACAATGTACCACCCCATATTCCGTTATCCAGATTCTCATCTTTCATACCGAGTATGAGGCACTGTGCCTTTGCCTTGGCAGGGCAGGTATTGCAGATAGCTAGTGCTTGTAGTGCATCAGATAATCTACGATTACTTTCGCTCGCACTTGGCGCACCACTACCTACTTGGTCGCTTGTGTCAGAGAACCACATATCTGGATTCTCGTGACCGAAACAACTACCTTGCATAGCAACTCCTTTGCTTGTATTACAATCCGTTATCTATATCATTGGCTAGTAACCTAGCCTCGTTGATTAACTCTGTGTAATCATCTTCTTGATTGTGTTGAGACAAGGCGTTAGCGCACCGTAGTAGTGCGCCAACAACCTTATCTCCTAGTATCGCTGGCATTACCCCTCGAATACTACCTCTGTGTAGCCGTCGAGTCGGTCGAAGGTTGTGATGAGACCCTTCTTGCCTGTGAGGTGGCGATACTTGCCGTCACCGAGTGATACCCATAGTGACTTAGCCTTGAAGCGGTTCTGCGCTTCCTTAGCCTTGATGATTGTACCACGTGCGTGGTATCCGTTGTCTGATGTTACTGCCTGATAAGAAATCTCATCAGCGATTACGCGTAGTTCCTCGGCAAGACCGAGGATTGTTTCTGTTGTTGACATTGTTACCTCTCGTTAGTGGTTATCCCATATGCACTCTACATATGGAAACTTAGTTAGTCTAGCATATCCTCGAACGAACGTTGAGAATAGTATTGCTTCCACGCAGGGTGGTAGCATAAACAATCTGCGATAGTCTGCGTACAATCTAGGCACGCATCACAGTTGGGGCAGTTGAACGGGTTCTCTTCCATATCTACAATAGACTCGCACGCTAGACAGTAGGTTATGTCTGGGTTGTAGGTGTCCGTCTCCTCGTTGTACTCTATCACAACCAACTGCTTATCGGTAGCCGTCGGTGTTTGCCAATATGATTTAGCTACCGTCGGGTAAATCTTGCACGCATTGTTAGAGAACCATACGCCGTCATCCCAGTATCCTAGTTTCTCATTGACTAGATACATCTCGTACTGTGCGCTAGGGTCTACTGTAAGTACGGCAATCTTAGAACCGCTCGCCCACGACGATACCATATTCCAGATAGTACCGTTATCGAGGGCAGATACACCGCCGAACTGTGGCAGAATATCTTCTGCGAATACTCGCGTATCACTACGCTTGTCACCCTGCGGAATATCTACATCTAGTATACCATTGTGTGCGAGATAAGTCAAGTCACTACCACCGACTTGGAAGGGGTGGCAGTTAGCCTCGTTCTTTACGCCGTGTGTGGCGTATCGAGCGTGCCACATAGCGTATCCGTCTGGATATTGTTCGCGTAGTTCTAAGAACCGAGCGATAGATTTTTTATACGACATAGAACGTTCGGAGATAATCTTGCCGTCTGCTACGATAGCAAAGCCGAACCCGTGAGGGTTAGCGCAAGCACCTTTCGTAAGTTCTGCGTGTGTTGGTGTGTGATTAGGCTTACACACTACGAGTACGCACATATCTTTCCCCTTTCCTTATGCTTCCATAGTTACTGGTCGGTTAATATCTACACTTGCTAAACGTGGTAGTCTAGAGTATAGGTCGGGATATAGTCCGTTGTTCTGCTCCACATAATCAACGAACCAATCCCAACCTAACGCACCCATCTTTACATCTGAGAGGGATAGGTTGCGTGTATACTCCACGCTGGCTTGTGCCAAGTCTAAGGCGGATAGGACACCCGACTTGTTCATAGTGCCACGGAAGAACCGTAGCTCCAGCGTGTGTTGGTTCTGCGTATTAACCGCAGAATATCTCTCGGTATTGCCACGGTCTCGACCAGTCGCAACCTTGTGCGCCAGTGAGAATACGGGGCGGTCATACTCGTCGAACGTCCAGACGTCATTGAACCTAGCATATCTAGACTTGCGCCCTGCTAGTTTCATAAGAGGCTCGGCGTTCTTATAGATAAAGGTGAGCCACCTATGAGTGTGCGCACCACCATTAAACCCGTCACGGGATATGTGGATATGCAGACCACACGAGGTAGTATCCCACGCTCGCGCCTTGTATTCTGTACGCAGGTGCTCGATAGTATCCCACAACTTAGCCGATTGGTTACGGTAATGCTCGTGGGTATGGGGTTGGGTTACAATCTCGAACCCATTGAAACCGTCCTGTCCTATGCTCGCGTCCTCTTTGAGGATAGCGATATTGTCTGGCTCTAGTTGGTCGCTGGCGTACTTGCTAGCCTCGCGGTATGGGTTGAACGTATTCCTACCGCCACTATCCTTGCGTATCTGAGTTTCCAACTCGAACCCCATATAGAGTTTCTTACTAGAGAATCCGTGAAACACTAGGTCTGGCTTGCAGGAATAGTTGTGTACCGTTCCAGATGTACCGCACTTACGGCACGAACCGTCTGCTCGTCTAGGCACATCTCCCTCGCTCTCTTGTTGGCACTCACATCTATCATCATCTCTAAAGGACTCGTTGCAATCGTCGCAGTAGTAGCAGTTGTCCTCGTAGCAACTGTCGCAGTACGTAGAACCTTGCACATAAGTGCCACCTACACTATCTGAATACGTCTCACCGCAATCGTCGCAGTAGAAAGAGTTATCCTCGTAGCAACCTTGGCACCACGACTGTTCGCCGTAGTTAGAACGTACAGTGTATGAGACCACACTCTCGCTGTATCTATCGTCGCAGTTATCGCAAGTCCAACCGCAATCGCTACATAGAATCGTGTTGCCGTCATCTGCGCTTTCTGCGTCATCACTAGCCACTAGAGTTCCGCAACTCTCGCAATATAGCGTACAGTCAGGACACGCTGGCTCGCCGTCTAGTTGGCGAATCTCGTCACTATCCCAGTCAGTGCCACACATTGAGCACGTAACTTTATCTTCGTCGTTCACTTTACTACCCCCTCTCAGTTGGTGTAGTATAGAGTATAGCACCTTGCTATGCTCTTGTCAATTCCTTGTGCGATTCTAATATCGCGTCGCTAATCTTAGACCTTAACTCTTGGACTTGCAAGACTAGAGCCTTGAAGTCGTTGCGCTTGTGAGTTTCCTCTTGCGCTCTTAGGGCTTGGCGGATAATCTCCACCTCGCTAGGCGTGAGGTCTAGCAATAGATTGCTCACTTGCTCACCTCGTCGTAGTATCGGTTGCGCCAATACTTTACATCTTCTTGCAGTTTCCAGTTCGCTATCTGGGCTAGGACTAGGTATCCTGCCGTAGCAGCGAACACGAGAATTATAGCAGATTCTTGCCAGACGTCAAACACTATGCCACCTGCAATCCTCGTAGGCGTGTCTGCTTACTAGCAGGTAGCCAATCGTGCCTTGCTTGGACGAGAGCCTCGCTAAAGGCTCGTTTCTTGTCTGCGTGTTCGAGTAGCCACTCAGTGCGAGCGACCTCTAGCAACACGCGCTCGGTTGCCGTCATATCCTATCCTTTCGTTGGAGCACAGTCTACCATAGACTAGGCGAGTTGTCAAGCCGTATTACTTATCGTGTACGTTGAGGTTAGGTGCGTGAGATTCTGCGCTCGCTAGAGCCTTCACTCGTGCAATAGCCTCATCTTCTGTAAGGGTAATGGTATAGATAGGTGCAACCTTGTTAGAGGTCACTCGACCGTTGCGAGGGCGTGCGCTGGTGCGCTTGCGACCCGTTGCGGTGTCGTGTAATCTCCACCCCGTCGAGCCTAGTCTGCGACTAGTCACTAGTGGGCGTGTAGGTGTAACTACTATTGAACCACTTCCCCCGTAGGGGTTGAGCATATCCTATCCTTTCACTATGTCCTGCGCTTACTTTCCTAG